CGCTGCTGCTCTTCTTGTCGCTCCTCTAGCTCCCTGAGCTGGGTACGGTAGCGCGCTGCCTCTCGGCGGGCGCGCCTGAGTTCGGCTTCCATCGCTTCGTCTGACAGTTGATTGTCGTTCTCTTGTTCCGACGTTGGCTCCTGGCCATTGTCTTGTTCCGTGGGCTCCTGGCCCTGCGCGGGCGCGCCGCCCCCTGCGCCGGTTTCTGGCGCAAAGTACAGCCCACGTCCCCGCAATCCTAGTCCAAACATTTCACCCTCCTGGGGTATTTGTCTGATAATACTGGCGCGCCTCGTCCGCGCCCAGCGCGTTCTTGAGGCTGCCTTCGACCACAATCGGACCGAGCACCGGATCGTCGTGCGTCCTGACCAGGTCCTGCAATGCAATGGCGCCCGCCTCGAAGGCGTTATAGCGCGCATCGCCCAAGATCCGCCGTTGCAACTCGGCGGGCTGTGTCGCAAACCAATCTGCGCCCCGCCCGATGGTCAATGCTGATGGCACATCGCCGGGTATCGGTTCGTCCAGGCCAAGCAGCTCCTGGTAGGTGGGCGTAATCGCCACGGGCGTACAGGCGCCGTTGTGATGATCGTTCATCACCTCGTCAGGTGGGTGACGCGTGCCGTGCTGGGCAATGCACGCCGGACACGTTTCGTCGGACAGCCTGGCCCGCCACACCCAGCCCCGATACAGCTCTGGATTCTCAGACCATGCCGCGTGCTTGGCGGCGCGATACGACCAAAGCTGCGCAGTGCGATAGGTGCGCAAGGTCCAATTCAAACCGGTGCCCAACGTATCGGCTGTGCGCGCCCCCGCCTGCCGGGGATTCTTGCCCAACGCCACGTCCTCCAGTATTCGCTCGCCCACCTGTTCGGCCACCGCTGGCCCCAGCTCGCGATCCATCGCTTGTCGCATCGGACTGCCCGGCTCAGTCATAACCAACAACGTCTCGATTGCATCTGCCGGCAACGCGCGCCAGATCTCTTGGATCGTGCCCTCTGGCAAGCGATCGAGACTCAGCTCGATCTCTCTGCGCGCGTCCTCTGCAGCCAGGGTAACCGCCTCAGCAGCATCCAGAGCCATCTCTTGCCCGACGTACTGTCCGTAGCGAGTCATCTCGGCCTCGATCTGATTCAAGAGCGACTGGTAGGCGTCCAGACTGCGCATCTGTTCGATCGTCAATTCGCCCGTCTCGCTCTCGGCAATCCAGCGTTCTTGAAGCGCCTCGACAAAGGGCTGCAAGCGCTGATAGGCCGCCGCATACACCTGTACTAACCGCTGCGCGTGCGTCTGATCGCGTTGCAGCAATGCCACCCGTGCACGATCGGCATAGGCCAAAACCGGGCTCTCAGTGCGTTCGGACAACGGGCACCGCCTGATCTGCACTCATGTCAATGCCTTGCCGCTGGCATACATCGTTCCACCACGCCGCAAACTGATTCGGATGCAGGATCCGCTTTTCGTTGGCAATGTTGTTCGGATCGAGCACCTGGTCAGGCGTTGGCGTGCACAGGCTCCACAGATCTCGAATCGTGTTCTCTGCCCACGTGTAGCCGCGGATGTAGGGCGTCAACTTGCGCACCAGCTCGCTGTACGTGACGATGCGAGGCGTGCCAAAAATCTGTGCTTCCATCACACTCCCCCTAGCGGCGTTTGAAATCCGCGCCGGATAATGGCGTCCAACGCACCCACCCCTGCCTCTTGCTCCATAGCCCGCTCGGCCGCGATCCGCTGGCGCTCGACCTCCCAGTCGCGGCCCCGCATCCGACTGGCCGTCTGCTTGCTCAGAATCCCCAGCCCCATCTCGAGCTGGATTTCTTGGACCTCTTCCAAGCCGTTGAGCGGCAGAGGATCGCCCCAGTGCAAGGTGGGCGCACGGGGTTCAATCTTGAGAAAATAGAGGATGCGGCGGCTGGCCTCTTGCAGCGCTTCGCCGTACTGCCTGCGCTTGAGGGCCAGCTTGTCCATCGCATCTTTGAACAGCGAGCGCAGCCCAAAATTCGTTATGCGGCTGATCCCCTCCTGCGAGTGCAGGACCATCATGTCGACGGCCTGATGCTCGCTGTAAAACTCCCACTTGAGCTGGTGGTACATCTCGCGACTGGCGGTCAGGTCGCTTTGCATCTCGAGGTTGTAGACCCGCGCCTCGGTGTTGGCCACCACCCAAAACGCATCGACGGCTGTGTCCTGCAGCTCGCTGGCCTGCATGCCGGTGCCGATGGTCTTGGGGTGACCGTGGTACTTTATGATGCGCATAATGTTGGACGCCAGAAAATTGACACTGTCGTTCAGCTCTGGGTTAACCAGGTCGGTTTGCCCATAATAGCCCTTTTGCCGGGGCAGGTTTTGCCAGTCGAGCATCGGCGCAAAAGGATGCTCCCAGACCTCCATACCCAGCTCTCGCCACTCGGTCGACTGTGCATCTCGATACAGGTCCCGGATCAACCACGCGTCGTTTGCCACCGTCGTCATGCCTTCCGGCCAGGGGATCGGGCCGTCGACGATCGACGCGCGCACAATGTCCTGCCGGTAGGTGTTTTGACTGGCATCCTGCCACGAGATCTTGTAGCACACGACGTCCGACTTGTCCTCGGGCCGCCAGAACGCGGTCACATAGACCGGATCGAGATTGACGATCCGCACCTGGGTGCCGTCGCCAGTTTCTACCGGCCAAATTTTCCAAAAACAGTGACCGGCAATCGATCCCCCGCGCGCGGTCTCGATCAGCATCGTCGCTGCGCCATTCCGCGCCCACTCGGACGCCAGCGCCTGTTCCTCGGGCGTCTCGCTGGTTTCGTCGAGCTCAAATTCAGGCACGTTACCAAACAGCATCGACGCCGACTGGTTGACGACTTTGCGGCACAGTTCCAAGATCACGTTATCGTCGGGTTCGCCAGCCTTGACCTTGAGCGGGCGTTTCATATCACCGTCGTAATAGCGCTGCAGGCGGGCGATCTGTTGTTGCCGCTTGCGCTCTTCTGCGCGAGCAGCGGTATCAATAGCGCCCGGATCGGTGTAAGAATAGATCGATAGCTCAGGCATAAAACGGATTCTCCACGCTCTGCGCCTCTCGCGAGACATTCATCCCGCGCGCCACCTGGGCCAAGGCAAACGAGGTGGCGCGGTCATCGTGCTGCCCCTCTGGCGCGCGCAGCGTACTGCCTTCGATGCTGGCCAGCTGGGCATAGGTACGTTCGTCGTGAATGATGGCGTCACCCTCTTTGAGTGCATCGGCGCAGGCATCGTACATCAGCGCCTTGCCACGGCTGGTCGACAGCCACCCCGGCTTTCTATCAGGGCCCTTGAGCAACCGCACCCGACGCGTCGGATCCGCATCTTGCAACCACTGGATGCAGGTATGGCCGTGGTTGTTGCGCTCGACCAGCACCGCCGCCCCCCGATACCAGCGGGCCAGTGTCGCAGCGTGCGCGGCCGCGGTCGAGGGCTCAAACAGCCCAGCCAGCACCGCGCATTCCTCGCCGGTGTAGACGTTGGCCACGTGTATGCTCGATTCGTCGCTGGTCGGATTGCCCTCTGCCGGGTCCAATGCCACCACATACGCCTGATCGGCCTCTGGCGCGGCATAGACTGCCAGGCCGGGTATGGCGGGCGCGTCAACGACGTCGATCGGCTTGCGCGGCCGGCAGCATCGCTTGAGCCACTTGATGGAGATCCGCTTGTCGAGGATCCTGCCCGACAACGCTTCTTCGTCCGTCTCGGGATACTGCTCATAGAGCGTGTCGAGGCTGCCCGTGTTTTCCTCGCTATCCCGTTTTTGAGCGTCGTACCAGCCCTGATCGCGCGCCGGGTGCACGTGCCAGGGCAAGAAAATGCTGTGCCAATCGTTGCGCCCTGCCTTGGCGGCGCGATAAATGTTTTTGAACAATGTGACCGGCCTGGACTTGTCCGACCGACTGATGATCGTCATCTCGCCGCCGCCGTCGATCGTCGGCTTGACCGAGGACATGAGCGCCTGTTGGTCGGGCACCAGGTCATATTCGTCGAGGATGACGTCGGTCAGGGTATAGCTGTCGCCTGCGCTGGTGGGATAGGCGCGGACCACGGACCCATTCGATAGCGCAAAG